CTGTGATGCATGAGGGTGACTTCCGCATCCCCGCAGTCAACCACGATACCAAGACGACTGAGTTCTACTACAACGAATCGTTCGGGCTGCACGACAACGTGCCTGTGATACTTATGCTGGACGAGATTGGCAAGGCACCACGGCCTACGCTGAATGCGTCACTACCCCTGCTGGTTGAGCGCAGAGCGGGTAACCGATACCTGCACCCTGATTCGTTTGTCTTTGGCACTACCAACAAAGGCTCTGAGAATGTGGGCGATGTGTTCCAAGGGCATCACCGCAACCGCGTGTCGTTTACTCACTTAGAGAAGATGCCTGCGCCTGACTGGGTAGATACATGGGCACGCTTCAACGATGTGTCACCCGAAATTATTATGTGGGTAGGTGAGCGCCCCGAAGCGTTGCACCCGTTCGAGATGTACGACAACCCTGACGACAACCCCATGATTTACCACCCCAAGGCACAGCGCAGTGCGTTCGTTACGCATCGTTCGTTGGCACAGGCCAGCAAGATTGTGAACAAGCGCGGTATGTTTACCAAGCGTGCGCTGGAGAATGCGTTGATTGGCACTATCGGTGCGCCCGCTACTGTGGACTTGCAAGCATGGATTCAGATGGGTGACTCATTGCCACGCCGCGCTGAGATTATTGCTGGCCCTGATAGCGCACCTATGCCCAAGGAAATCGCTGGCAAGATGATGCTTACGCATCAGGCGTTGAACTGGGTATCAGAAGATACGCTTGACTCTTGGATGGACTACATGTCCCGTATGCCCAAAGAGATGCAAGCGTTGTTCTGCACGACCATTGTCAAGAAGCCCAACAAAGACTTCGCTATGGAGAACGACAAGTTCACCGAGTTTGCTATCGCCAACCAATACCTGTTTGCATAATATGAACTTATCACAATCACAGCGCCTTGAGCGGGCGCATGTGTCGCTTATCCGCGACCCCGATTACATGATGATTGCCTGCATCGTTATGTATGGGAAATCCACAGTCGTGGACGACCCCAAGATGACAGCGCGTACAGATGGTGTCAACACCGAGTACGGCTTGCAGTTCATCAGTAAGCTGACTGATGCTGAACTTATGGGGCTGGTGCTGCACGAGAAGATGCACTGTGCCTACAAGCATATGCATACATGGCGGTGGATGTACAAAGACAGCCCGCAACTAGCCAACATGGCATGCGACTATGTAATCAACCTTCAATTGGTAGACATGGACAAGGAACAAACTCTATTGGCTATGCCTATGCATGAGGGTAAGGCAATAGGTCTAGTCGATGAACGCTTTCGTGGCATGAATGCTAAACAGGTATTCGATATTCTGAAAGAGGAAGAACCCGAAGGTGGATATGGTGGTGGGGGTGGCGGACTTGATGACCATGATTGGGAAGGTGCGAAAGAACTTAGCGAGGAAGATAAGAAAGCCTTAGCCAAGGAAGTTGACCAAGCTATTCGTCAAGGACTCATTGCCCATAGCAAGCTAGCGGGTAAGGGCGGTGGTGGTATGAGTCGTGAACTCGAGGAACTAACCGAACCTAAGATTGATTGGCGAGAAGTCTTACGTGAGTTTGTTAAGTCTACCTGTAGTGCGAAAGATGCAAGTTCATGGAGACGGGTCAATCGTAGATACCTCTCGGGTGATGTGTATATGCCTACTCTAGTAGGTGAACGAGTGGGTCATCTTGTGATTGGCATTGATACGAGTGGCTCGGTAGGTGGTAAGGAATTGCAAGAGTTCTTAAGCGAGGTGCAAGGTATCGCTAAGGAAGTTCATCCCGAGAAAGTTGATTTGATTTATTGGGATAGCGAAGTAGCCGGACATGAGCAGTATAGCTATTCGGAAGTGCCTAACATTGTTAGGTCGACTAAGCCTCAGGGTGGTGGAGGAACAGACCCTTGTTGTGTTATGCATTATCTAAAAGAGAATGCTATAAGACCCGAAGCAATTATTATGCTGACGGATGGATATGTAGGTGATTGGGGGGATGAATGGGATGCACCGATTCTATGGGCTATTGTTGGAGGCAACACAAGTTATGCCTCCGTTGGTAAAACAATTCATATTAAGGACTAATACTATGAGCAAAGTAATCGTAGCAGTTGGGTATAAGCAGTTTGTAGTGGATGCTGAGATAGGAGTAAAGCTATTGGACTTGTTGTGTGACGCTGAGATTTACGAGGACAAGTATCAAGGTAGTGGTAAGGAGAATACGCATCATATCTATGCTAACGAAGGACACAGTAGTGCGTTCGGTGTAAGTGTAGATATGAAGCTGATACCTAATAAGTTTTATCAAATGGCGAAGTTAGCCGGTAAACCAACAAGGGATTAATTATATGACTGAGTTAGAAAAACGATTGTGGATGTGCTTATTGCAGTTGGCTGAACAGGCTGATGAGGACTGACCTCAACATCATAGGACTACGCATTTCAACGAAGCGTTAAGAGATGCTAATTATTTGATTAATGAGATGTGGGCTTTGTCCAAAAAATTAAACGAGGAGGAAGTATGAGTATTTCATCTAGTGCAGTATTAGTAGAGTTGAACATTAGTGTTTGGACTGCTAACAAGTTGGACAAGGGTGCGACCGATAGTGTGCTTGCGAGTAATAGTGCAAGTAGTGGGTCGGCACAGGTGCGTAAGAATCTAATGGCTGGAACTAACAAGCGTAAAAATATATCTGACTACGCTGCTAAGGCTAGGCTATACCATAATCAGACTACGCTATCGTGGTCGGACAAAGGTGCTAGGCTACTACCCACTAGCTTGTTCTTAGACTATAAGCAGAACATGAATGCGTATCAGAGCAACATGACTACCATGATTGATGATTTCTATGCAAACTATGCAGACCTCATAGACCTAGCTAAGCATCATATGGGTGACTTGTTCAACCCTTATGACTATCCAAGTATAGAGGAGTTGCGTAGCAAGTTCGGATTCCGATTGGTATTCAGTCCATTGCCTGAGGGTGGGGATTTCCGTTTGGATATTCCTAAGGCTGACATGGATGAGTTGGGCGAGCAGTATGAGTCGGCATTCAAAGACAGACTTAAAGATGCGATGCGTGAGCCATGGGAGAAGTTGCATAAATCCCTTACTCATATTTCAGAAAAACTAACGGAGGAAGATGGCGATGATGTTGATGAGAAAACCAAGAAGCGTTATCACGATACGCTTATCACGAACGCACAGGATTTGTGTGGGTTACTCACGCATCTGAACATAACCAAAGACCCTAAGCTAGAGGAGGCAAGACGTTCCCTTGAACTAACAATGTTAGGTGTTGACATTGATGCTATCAAGGAAAGTGTTGATGTGCGTAGTAGCGTAAAGGCAAAGGTTGATGACATTCTTAAGAAGTTTGATTGGTAATTTTACGGAGAGTATATATGACATACGCAAATATAGAATTGAAAGAGCATGACAAGTTTAACGAAGGTAAGAAGCTTTCTATTATCGACCCCGTTATGAAAGAGTTAGTTGAGAAGCTGGCACTAAAGTATCCACTATGGACTTTTGTAGAAGCTAACATGACGGCTAATCATTCGACTAAGAACTACGAAGCCTATAGATTCAAAGTTATGGATAAGAGAGAAGTGCTAGGTGAACTTGATAAGGATTGGCACAGGGATGGGTTTAAGTATTGCATAGTGAACCAACGTATTAACGATATACGAGAGCGTGGTCGAGGTATGAAGACTATACATCTTGATAAGGCACTTAAGTATGTTGCTAAATACTTTGGTAAGAAAACTATGACCGAGCAGTTGGCAGAGGCAGAACAAAAGACTAAAGAATCTTTATCAAGTGTAGTGCGTGAACGAGAGTTTGATTTATCACATGCATGGAATAAGTTAGAAAAACCTTTGATGCGTTTTGTGGGAGCTAACTATGAAGCGTTTATCCTTAGTGTAGTAGAGGGAGGTAATGCTACGCCAGCCAATGCTCACGCTGTTGACCTTTTGCCTGTTAGGTTAGAAGCAATGAGTGTTGCAAATAAACTAAAAGAACAATTTAATAACAGAGAAACCTATATTGTGTTTATAAATGGTGTACACTACTCCGTAAAGAAAGGGGATACACCCTTAGAAATAAAGTCGAGCGAAGAATTGCCTGACTTTGTACGTAGAGCCGTGGGGTTACTTAAGTTAGTAGAAGATGGGACTCTTATACCCAATGCCGGTATTAGAGTAAACGAATCTATTTTCTTGGTAGCACCTAACAATGTTAGCCAAGAGGGAGAAATATGAGAACAGAAAAAGCAACGCTACTAGCAGACCTTAAGTCCACATTCAAGTGGACAGGTGGAGCAGATGTATTGAAGACATGGAAGAAACATGGGTTCGTTCCACCTAGTGAGCATAGAGAAGATTATCTATTTAAGTTAAACAGAGATGCAAACACACCAACCGAGAGAGGAGTATATGAATGAAGTAAAGAAAGGTAGGGGGGTAGGTAAGATACCGGCAATGGTTTATATATCCCTTAGAGTTAGCAGAGAAGTGGCAGATTATTTCGCAGCGATGCCTAATAAAAGTAATGCAATTAGAGCCGTATTAAACAAACATGTTAAGAGCCAAGGAGAAACACATGCAGAAGAAACTAAGTAAAACATCAAAGATTATCTCATATATGCAGAAGCAACCAAAAGCTACACCTAAAGAAATAGCTGATGCGTTAGGTATTGCACCTGCTATGGTGTATCAAGTTAGGCATAACAAGAAACACAATCTTGTAACTAAGATGGCAAAGCTACCTATGACTGCTTTGACAGGGGTAGAGGCAAGTAAGTTAGTAGAGAGGGTACATAACATATCCGTAGGTAGAGTAGCTAAGAAAAAAGTAACGGCAGAAATGCTAAAAGATTTAGTAGCTGACCTTAAAGCTAAACAAGACCAAGACCCAAGGATGCCTAGGTTTGAGGAAGCACCTCCTAAGGCAGATATGGTTAATCACCCTCCACATTACAAGGCCGGTGGTATAGAAGTAATAGACTATATAGAGTCTAAAGAGTTAGGGTATCACCTAGGTAATGTTATTAAATATATCAGTCGTGCCGGACTAAAAGATGGTAAGGTTATGGAAGACTTACAGAAAGCCCAATGGTATCTAAATAGGGCTATTGAGTTCCATAATAAATACCATGGTTCTACGACCTCATGGTCGTTGTCCACGACCTAACAATGTTAGGGGGAATTCATACACAACAAAAGCCATTAGCCTTGTAGATGTAAGTGCTTTTGTTGTTCGATTAGCTATCCCCTAAGGAAATCTTGTGGCTAGTCGAATCCATAACTCTGAGGGAGGCAGAGAATCTACATCTCCTCCCAACTCCCCTACCAAAAATTCTCCTTGACAAAGTCCAACTACATGTTATTATGTAAGCATGGCATCTACTCCCGAAAAGAAAGTAAAAGATAAAGCCGTTAAGATTTTAAAGTCTTACGGTGTATACTACTTTTTCCCTGCAACGCATGGGTTTGGTAGGTCGGGTGTTCCCGACATTATCTGTTGTGCTAAGGGTAAGTTCATAGCCATAGAGTGCAAGGCCGGTAGCAATAAACCAACTCCACTACAAGAGAGAGAACTAAAAGCTATCGGTGATAACGGTGGTATTGCATTTGTAATTAATGAGGATAACCTAACAATGTTAGGTGAGTTTTTTGAAGAGCTAATAGGAGAAACAAATGAACAAAGGTCTAGAGATATTACTTAGCCGGATGGACAG